TTTTCTTGGAGCATCGCCACCACTATAGGATGATGGCGCCATTGAATCAGCAGCGGCCCCTGTAATAGTTATTTTTTTAATTGTGGTGTCGTCCATCCCCTATAGAGTGTAAATATTTCAATCCTGAGAGCGTTCTATTAAAGCGTCTAAAGACTACTCCCTAAACAAAAATTTAAATAGTTCCCCCCTACCCAGATGTACAAGAGTTTCTAATGTCTACCACCGATCAGTCCGTTGTTGACGCCCTTCCATCCTACCGTCACATTCTTGAGCTGTACTTTCAGCAGGCAGAGGGTCGGCAAATCATTAGTCATCAGATTGAATCCTTCAATCACTTCATGGACATTGACATTCCCGAAATCATTCAGATGGTGAATCCTCTTATTGTGAAGGGAAGTCCTGAAACTCCCCTATCGGGTCCTCGCTCCGCGCTAGCCTCTGCAACGGGTCTTTCTACCTCGGCAGCAAATGCACTTATGGGGCGTGCTGCCGATTCACAGCCATTAGCTACGGGTACTCAGGCAAAGCACGAATACGAAGTTGCTATTTCCTTTCAGAATGTTACGCTGCGAAAGCCCACAATCTTTGAGAATAATGGTGCCATTCTTCCTATGATGCCGAATGACGCTCGTATGCGTAATCTTACCTATGCCTCACCCCTTTTCGTAGACATTCAGGTGCGCACTACGCACATTGATAATACAAAGGGGGGCGAGCGAACGGTCCGCGAGCGCCTTTTCCCGAATGTGCATATGGGCAAGATTCCTGTAATGGTAGGCTCTAAATACTGTCTTCTCCACGACCAGAAGCACATTCACCCCAGTGTATTAGGCGAGTGTGAGGAGGACTTTGGTGGCTACTTTATTGTTAGTGGCGGTGAGCGCGTGATTATTTCACAGGAGCGAATGTCAGAGAATCGCCCTGTAGTCTTTCGCAATAACCGGAATTCCACAAAGGAGATTGAGGTCATTGAGGTCAAGTCGATTGGCCCCGATAACGACCAGGTGCCAAAGTCAAATGCAGTAAAGATTATGTACCATCCGAAGAATCCTCAGATTCACCTACTACGTGCAACAATGCCTCGTATTAAGACGGATATTCCTATCTGGATTCTCTTTCGGGCACTAGGTGTTATTGCTGACAAGACTATTCTTGACCTCATTCTTGGCCCAAATGGTGATTCTACATTTGATGGTATTATTGACGAGTCTATTCAGGAGGCACAAGATATTCAGACTCAGGAGCAGGCATTTGCCTGGCTAAGTAGTCATGTGAACAGCTGGTCATCTCGAACCACTCGCCAAATGAAGATTGAAGATATTCTTAATACTGAGCTCTTTCCTCATGTAGGACTCGACACGTCCTTTGCTTATGCAAAGGCCTGCTATCTTGCTCATATGACGCGGAAACTCCTTTGGGTGTCTTCTAATCGGATTATTAATGATGACCGCGACGGCTACCCAAATAAGCGCGTTGACCTTCCAGGCTTTCTTATGGCAAACCTGTTTCGTACATACTTCACTACAAAGATGATTAAGGATATTCGTTCATCGCTTGCCAAGGAGATTCATAATGGCGGCTGGCGTGCCTCGCAGAGTTTCGAGGACATTCTTAATGTGAGTAATATCAATAAGGTCATTAAGTCTGTAATCATGGAAGTGGGGCTGAAGACCTCTCTTGCCACAGGTAATTTCGGCTCGGCAAAGATTGGCGGTCCATCGAAGATTGGTGTATCTCAGGTACTAAATCGTCTGAATTACATCAGTGGCGTATCGCATTTGCGCCGAATCTCCACGCCTATTGAAAAGACGGGAAAACTAGTAGCTCCACGCAAACTTCATAATACCCAGTTTGGCTATATCTGCCCATCCGAAACTCCAGAGGGTCATTCAGTAGGTGTTGTAAAGAATATGTCATCATCGGCAATTGTAAGTATCTATAGTAACCCAAAGACGGTTAAGGAGTTTCTTGATACACTTGGCACGCTAAAATCACTTGAACATTCTAGTATCCAGGAAAAGCATATCTCAACCCGTGTGTTTCTGAATGGTGCATGGATTGGCACGCTTGCCCTCAGTGATACACTTACGACGCTTGATACACTCAAGCGGGCAAAGCGTCGTGGGCGTATTCACATTCAGACAGGTATTATCTGGAAGGCAACACTGTGTGAACTGTGGCTCACAACGGAGGCAGGGCGCATGCTTCGCCCCCTGTTTGTTGTAGAAGGACTAAAAAATATTTACGCCGATAAGTCACGAGCGCTTCTTAAGAAGATTCACGATGCAAAGCGCTGGGAGGACCTTCTTCTATGGGAGAGTCCTGCCGGCGAGCAGATTATTGAGTACATTGACCCTGGTGAAACGGAGTGCTCATACATTGCCATGAAGGCCGAAGATGCAGTAGTGCCTGGCGCGCCTAACTATACGCATGCAGAGATTCACCCAAGTACTATTCTTGGTACTCTTGCATCAAATATCCCTTTCCCTGACCACAATCAGTCACCGCGTAATTCGTATCAGGCGGCAATGGGTAAGCAGGCAATGGGAATGTTTGCCCTAAACTTCCGTGAGCGGTTTGATGCAATGGCACACCTACTATGTTATCCGCAGGTGCCGTTTGTATCACCATTTATGAGCAAATTCTACGGTGCCCAAACAATGCCCTGTGGTCAGAATATTGTAGTAGCGATTATGACTTACACAGGCTATAATCAGGAGGATTCAGTTATGATTAACCAGGGTTCTCTTGACCGTGGGCTGTTTCGTAGCATCTTCTATCGCACCTATAAGGATGAGGAGCGGAAGAATCAGTCCTCGGGCGAGGAGGAGCGGTTTCAGCGCCCAGACTCTGATTTTACAAAGCAAATGAAGAACGCAAACTATGATAAGCTTGATGAAACCGGCTTTATTCCAGAGCAGACCTTTGTAAACACGGAGGACATCTTGATTGGTAAGATTGTTCCCCTTCGTGTTCCTACAGGCATGGTTGTTCCGGTAGGAGCTAAGAAGTATCGCGATGTGTCACGTACAATGCGAAATAATGAGATTGGCTGGGTAGATCGTATCTTCAAGAATCGTAATGGCGAGGGATACAGCTTTGCTAAGGTTCGTATGCGGCAGGACCGTATTCCTGAGATTGGTGATAAGTTCTCGTCGCGTCACGGACAGAAAGGCACTGTAGGAATGATTCTAAAGTCGGAGGACATGCCACAGACCGCTTCGGGCATTATTCCCGATATTATTATTAACCCGCATTGTATTCCCAGCCGTATGACAATCGCTCAGCTTATGGAAACCCTGCTAGGAAAGATGGGGTGTGAGTTAGGATGTCTGGGTGATGGCACCCCTTTCAATGATGTAACACTTGAGGGCATTACAAAGATTATGCGCGATCAGCTCGGTATGGAGCCGCAGGGAAATGAGATTCTTTACAATGGATTTAATGGAAAGCAGATGGAAACAAGTATCTTTATGGGTCCGTGCTATTATCAGCGTCTTCGCCACTGCTCGGCAGATAAGATGCATTCACGCTCATCGGGTCCACTTGTTATGCTTACACGCCAGCCGGCAGAGGGTCGAGCGCGTGAGGGCGGTCTACGCTTTGGTGAGATGGAGCGCGATGCAGTAGCCGCGCATGGCATTGCAGAATTCACTAAAGAGCGACTGATGGAGTGCTCAGACTTATTCCGTTGCTGGAGCTGTCAGGATTGTGGTCTGATTGCCATTGTGAATCCCCGAGAGGGTATTTGGCAGTGTAATGGCTGTGGAAACTCAACAAAGTTTTCGGCAATTGAGATTCCATACGCTTACAAACTGCTACTACAGGAGCTTGAAACTATGTCGATTTCAAGCCGGATTATTACCCAGCAGAAGCTTCTACATGGTATTCAAAAGCATAATGCTAGTGCTAAGACTGTAAGTTAACGCTAGATAAAATCTACTCTTAAATTAAGATGTCAGGTACGCGTAAAAAAAAGCATGGGTTATTTTTTATGCAGAGTGGCAGTGCCTTTCGTGGAGCTATAGGTAGAGCGGCACGGGGCGTTTCTCGGGTTACACGTAAAGCTGCAAGTGCAATTAAACGTAGAGTTACAGGTAAGTCGGCATCTCACCATGAAAAAAGAGGAAAGATTGATTCTGCACGGGCGGATCGTGCTAGAGTAAAAGCAACAAAACATGCTGTAGGATCTGAGCGTCATTCATATTATACTAAAAAAGCTGAAAGTCTTAATATTAGCGCGAGTGGTCGTAAAATACAAACTCAAAAAAGTAAAGAAATACGTAATGCATCTAAAGACGCTCGCGCTCGCCGAGCAGAGAAACAAGCTGTAAAAGCAGCAGCAGCGAAAGAAAAAAAAGGCTCTGAAGCACAAATAAAACTTATGGAAAAAGCTGCAGAACTTAAGAAAAAACAAAAAGATGCTGAGGATTTAGCTAAACAGAAATCAAAAGAGTTAAAAGATCAGATAGATAAGACAAAAAGAGAAACGAGTTTACGAAAAGAACGCAAAAAGGCTCTTGATGCTAAATCTGGGAAAAGAAAAATGGGATTGCCTGCTATTGTTGGGCCAATGATGTCAGCATTGTCGAATGCTGCTAAAGCAATACAAGCAGCTCTTGCTGCCGCGGCAGCATTAATGGCAGGTTTAGCAGGTTTAGCAGGAGCATTTGGAGGAGGCTCAGGCTCAGGTGATTCTATAATAGCAAATCCTGGTGCTGAACAATGTATGTCAACAAAAACAATTGCGTGTAATACTAAACGTGAAGAATTACTAACAAAACAAATTGGTAAAGGAGGTAATATAATACCAATAAGTGTAATTATTAATGCTGATGTTGAACAAGCAAAATGTTTAAAAAAGGCACAAGAATCGTGTGGTGTTGGAGCAAAATCTCAAACTCCACCTATAACTCCGCTTAGTATATTACCAAAAAAATCAGATGCCGAATTTATAAAGGCATGGAGAACAGCCGAGAAGGCGATTGGTCTTGATACACCAATAAATCATCAGACAGACTATCCATCTATTAATAATTCAGTTAAAGAGTCAATAAGTGCTGCTGCAACTGATGAAGATAAGCAAGCAATTTATATTGCGCTTGCCCTTATTATGGACCCTTCTAATAAAGCTAGATACTTAGCAATGACACCAAAATAAGATATTAGAGTGTTAGCCCCTTCTAAAAATTGATAGGTTTTTCTCCATATCGGTTTTTATAGCAAAGTATTTCATCCAAGATGTATAGCATGCAAGTTCAAAAGCGCAACGGGGAGTTTGAGGCAGTGTCATTTGACAAGGTCCTGCAGCGTCTACGCAAGGCAGCAAAGGGTCTTGTTGTGAACCCCGATGCATTAGCCCAACAGGTTCTATCTCGCATTGTGAATAAGATTCACACTAGCGAACTAGACACACTTGCCGCCGCTTCGGCTGCCAGTCTTTGTACCACACACCCCGATTGGGGTACCCTTGCATCTCGAATTGCTGTATCAAATCACCAGAAAAACACACAGGCTGACTTCTCGGCTGTGGTTCGTATTCTATCGAATCAGGTTCACAAAAGCGGTTCACCATTATCGTACATTTCGCAAAGCCTTATTGATGTTGTAGAAGCAAATACCCTAAAGATTGATTCCTATCTGAAACATGAACGCGATTATGTGTTTGACTATTTTGGCTTCAAGACTCTAGAGAAGTCGTATCTCCTAAAAGACACGTCAGGAAAGATTATTGAGCGCCCCCAGCACATGTGGATGCGTGTATCACTTGGTCTATGGGGCTCAGACCTTGACCAAGCATTCAAGACTTATGACCTACTATCATTTAAGTTTATGACGCACGCCACACCAACACTCTTTAATGCTGGCACGCCTAGACCCCAGCTTTCGTCATGCTATCTTCTTGCCATGGCTGATGATAGTGTAAAGGGTATTTATAAGACGCTGGGTGATTGTGCAGCTATTTCAAAGTATGCAGGAGGGATTGGTCTACACCTGCATAATGTGCGCGCGCGTGGCTCACTTATTCGCGGAACAAACGGGTCAAGCAATGGTATTATTCCTATGCTACGTGTATTTAATAATACGGCGCGCTATGTTGACCAAGGAGGTGGCAAACGCAATGGTAGCTTTGCCATGTATCTAGAGCCTTGGCATGCCGATGTAGAAGACTTTCTGCGTATGAAACTTAATACTGGAGCCGAGGAGGAGCGCGCCCGTGACCTGTTCTATGCCCTATGGATTCCTGACCTTTTCATGGAGCGTGTGGAGGCCGATGCTGACTGGTCGCTCTTTTGTCCTGATGAGGCTCCTGGTCTAGCTGATGTATGGGGTGATGAGTTTAATGCCCTATATAAACGCTATGAGGATGAGGGTCGGTACAAGCGAAAGGTATCTGCCCGAAAGCTCTGGTTTCAGACATTAGATTCTCAGATGGAAACCGGTACTCCTTATCTTCTTTATAAGGATGCTGCAAATCGAAAGTCAAATCAGCAGAATCTAGGTACAATCAAGTCATCGAATCTTTGTACGGAAATTATTGAGTTTTCGTCACCTGAGGAAACGGCAGTATGTAATCTAGCATCGATTGCTCTTCCTGCCTTTGTGGGAGCAAGTCTAGGGTCCACCTTTGACTACGAAGCACTGCAAAAGGTTGCTCGTACTTGTGTACGCAATCTTAACCGTGTTATTGATATTAACTTCTATCCAACACCTGAAACGGAGCGCTCAAATATGAGGCATCGCCCTGTTGGACTTGGTGTTCAGGGTCTTGCCGATGTTATGGCAATTCTTCGTCTAAACTGGGAGTCTGAGGAGGCAGCAAATGTCAATCAGCTTATCTTTGAGCATCTGTATTACGCGGCTCTAGATGAGTCGGCAGAGATTGCTAAGGTGGAGGGTCCGTATTCTACCTTTGCAGGCAGCCCAGTATCAAAAGGCATTCTTCAGCCCGATATGTGGGGCGTGACTCCATTGTCTGAGAAGAATGGGACACTTGATTGGGCGGCGCTTCGTGAAAAGGTAAAGGGTGGTATTCGCAATTCTCTTCTTGTTGCTCCAATGCCTACAGCATCTACTTCACAAATCCTCGGCTATAATGAGTGCTTCGAGCCATTTACGAGTAATCTCTACACTCGGCGCACACTTGCTGGCGAATACATTGTTGTAAACAAGCATCTTATGAATGAACTTATTGCCTTAGGTCTATGGAATGATAGTATGAAGCAGCGAATTATTGCTATGAATGGAAGCGTTCAGGGAATTAAAGAGATTCCGGATGAGATTCAGGCACGGTATAAGACTGCCTGGGAAATTCCCCAGAAGATTCTAATTGATATGGCGGCGGCGCGGGGCGCCTTTCTATGTCAGAGCCAGAGTCTAAACCTTTTCATCTCTGACCCAACATACAGTAAGCTTACTTCCATGCACTTTTACGCGTGGAAGAAGGGGCTGAAGACGGGGTGTTATTATCTGCGTACAAAGGCACCGGTATCTGCTCAGAAATTTACTGTAGACCCGCGCCTTCTTGCCGCTGTACAGGGTACTACGCAACTACAGAATGAGGCACCTGAATCAGATAGTGAGGTAGATGATTCAAGTGATGAGGAAGTTCCGGTGCGTGTAGAAACGCGCCAAGAAACGCGCCAAGAGAAGCTTGAGCGTCTTGGGCGCGAATATGATGAGGAGGTTGCAAGGGCAAAGACGGCGGCTGAAACTGGCGAGGGCTGTCTGTTTTGCTCATCATAACGTCTAGTACTTAAATAGATAGTATGTTTAAGGAAGTACTGTTATTTATACTTTTATCACCAGGATTTCTTTTAACAATTCCTCCGGTAAGTAAAACCCTTTTTTTCTCTTTTAAAACATCATTTGTTGCTATCTTAGTTCATGCAGTAGTGTTTGCGGTTGCACTATATTATCTAAGCAATGTTGAACCATTTCAAACAACAGAAACATGTTATAAAGAAGATGCAGTATGGTCTTCTTTTGGGGGTGGTGTAGTTATTGGAGCAGTGGGATTACTAGGAATATATGGTATTTATAAGTTATACATAAGGTTTACCTCGCGCCCCCAAGGTCCTTATATAGTCTAAGGGCGAGTGCCAAAATTATATAGATAATATAGATGATACCTGTATTAGCTATATTATTTATACTATTATCACCCGGTATTCTTGTAACAATACCTCCGGTTGGAAAGAATTTATTTATGTCATGTCAAACATCACCATCAGCAGTGCTTTTTCACGCTGTAGTGTTTACAGCATGCGTATATGCCATTCAACAGTATGTGTATAAATCAGATACAGAATCTGAGGGGTTTCAAATTATTAACGGACCCTGGACAAATTCTAGTTGGAGAAATGGTGTAATTGCTGCTGCTGTTTTTGGTGGTGCTTCAGCAGGAGCAATCATTACTAACTTTCTACCAGATTTCTCAACAACCCTTATGGGAATACTTTTACTCACTGCACTTGTACTTGAAGGCGTTTCAAATTTAACTACATTCAAATAACGTCTAGTACTAAAGTTGCTTTTTGTTCTAACCATCAGAGCCAAGTACTTAAATTAAGTACTTGGCGGTAGGTGCCGTTAAATAATTTATGATAATTAGATGTTATTCTTACCACTGCTCTTCATAATCTTATCACCCGGCTTTTTACTAACAATTCCTCCGGTTGGAAAGAAAGTCCTAATGTCTGGCCAGACATCTATCCAGTCAGTATTAGTACACGCTGTAATATTTACAGCAATACTGTATGGAATAAAACAGTATAAATCAACAAAGGAAGAGGGATTTGCGCCCCAATTTGATAAACCAGAATGGGTAAATCTACAGGTTGCTGCTGCAGCGTTTGGAGGGGCAGGAGCAGGAATTCTTTTTACGAATTTTATGGGTGGTCCTCAAACTAGTGCAATGACAGTAGCATTTATATCGCTTGCCATAACAACATGTATATTAGCTTGGATTTCCTGGTCAGGCTTTAAGTAGCGTCTAGTACTTGGCGGTAGGGTTAAGTAATTACTTTAACTCCAGCAATTCCGTGGATAAATTCCAGAAATTCTTGGGGAAATTTCCAAAAACAACCCTGTGTCACTCCTTCACCTGAAGGAATCCGCCGACTACTTACATTTTTTCCATGACTGAACGCAACAATAATTTGCTGAGGAGGAATTTCAAGAACGTCTGCCTCACGCCCCTTAATAAATTCCTCTCCCTCTCCCACAACAATATTTTGCGAAAACCCGCGTGCCACCCACCACGACTTGTAAAACGTGAGTGTCGCCTCCGAAATACGCTGACTTAATGGAATATCCATCGGTGGTACATTCACAGCACTAACACCTTTCATTAAATCATAGCACGCAATTGTAGTTGCTGAAACAGCCATTGGCTTCCAAGGATGTTTTAACAACCATGCTACCCGTCGCCGAAAACTTGTTTCAGGGTAGTGGTCATCGTCGTCCATGAGTAAAATAATTTCCGATGTTGCCCGTCGAATACCAATATTTCGCTTTTCAGATACGGGAACTTTTTTGACAAGAGGTACATAGACCATCTTTAAAGGCTCTGAATGCTCTAGAACATCATTTATACGATCTGAGGCCATCTCATTAGGGTCATCAGAATCATCAACAATAATCCACTCAATCTTATCTTTCGGATAATCGCTTATCATTACTGAGTGTAGGGCAAGGTCAAAGAATTTCCGGCGATTGTACATAAGAGTTACAATCGAGATAGGGGGACAGTCTGCATGAAGAAGAACAGGAGGAAGTGTTTGTAAATTGGCCGGCTCTGTTTGAAGAATTAGGTCCTGTAGTGACTGTGTGAAATTTGCCCAGCGATACGGGTGCTTAGAGCGTCGTGAAATGGCATCCTTTAGCGTATATGTGCTAAAAGAGTCCATTGCAACATCAAGTGCCTCCTCTAAAGCCCCATTAGTTGCCCCAATATCATAAAGACCATCAAACTTTGAAGGGAGAAAAGCAACTCTGTAATCATTCTTATAGGATTCTACATAGGGAGGGAGTGAATTTAGAATTGTGAACGCTCCAAAAAGCTCTGCTTCCGCTGCCGTGTAGCCAAATCCTTCAGCCCTTGAGCAACACACCTGTCCCTTGAATTTCCCGAAAAATTCACGACGCTCATCAGGATTATTAAATTCACGCACAACAACTTTAACATTCTCTGGCAAGGTTACATCAAGTGGGGTTGTTGTAGTAATTGTCAGACCCGGATAAGATGGCTTCCATACAGATAAAAGGGTTTCTACATACGCCCGTTTATTTACTGATGCTCCTAAGACCCAGACAAATTCATTAAGACTCGGATTTGGATAATTGGATGATGGTGGATGCACCCATGCAACGTGTGTTGTTTTACACTCTGGAAGCACAGACGCTGCCGTTAAATCCTTAATAATTACGTGGTCAAATTTCGGAATGTATGAATCCCATGCCTTTACATACCATTCAGGATTCACAACAAAAATATTCTTTGCCGACCAAGGCATCCATACATAGACTGGCACTTCTAGATGAAAGGTTATATCACTGTATACGGGTGGCTCTAATGGGTCGCAGACCTGAAGCGTGTAATTTGAAAAGACTTTTAGTAGACCTTCTACATCTTTAGCAATTCCATAAGGGTTAGACTTATTTGCAAGAATCGTTATTCGGAGCGGCATCTAATTGAAAAATAGGATGGGTGTTTAGGTGAAACATGGGGGACATGGGATTTTTAATATGGAAAGATACTTTGGCATGGACCGAAGATACTAAGCAAGCAGCCCCTGCATTTATAAAAGAAATGCATAGGTTCGAAACAGTCGTCCGAGGGATTTCTAAAGAAAGTCTAAATGCTTGTCGTGCTGACTTCTCTAAGGCATTTAAAACACATACAGAAGGCATACATGATGAAATAAAAGTGGGCTCTATAAGCATACATCCCATTCTACATACAAATGGTTACATTTGGAAAGCAAAACCTAATGGGCAATATGTAGAGTGTATAAGTATTGACTGTCTTACTAATGGCACTGTTATAACAACACGTGATGTTAGACACGGTGCACAGGATTTTCGCCTTCATAAACATGCTGGCTGGTCATATCCGGTGTCAGTTTCTCCCGAGTTTGGAATATATGGCGGACGTATCTACACTATTGAGGCAGACGGACCTTTACGCTACAAAACTCTTGTAAGTCTAGATATTGCTACAGGAGGCTCACGGCGTCTTCATTATGTAGAGCGCAATGAAGAAACAAACTTAACGCTAGTACGTGTTTCAGGAGGACTTTTCATGAAAGGATACCGGTCGGGTGTACAAAGTCTTTTTTTTATTCAGGGAGGAGCCCATCGTTTAGAGCCTGAGGGTGTATCATTTTTCCCTGTAGCTATAACGGAGTCAATGGTGCCAATCTATTTTGTTCGCCGGCACTCTTTTGGAAGTGGCTGGGCTCTTGTTGGAGCTACCTGGAATTTAAATTCTGAAATACGGTCTGAGGGAATTGAATTCTGCTCATTGTATCCCCCGTTCTTAATTACAAAGTCTGGGGGGAAACGCACTGGATGGATTCTTTCATCAAAGGCACCACCCTTAAAAGTATTCTGTCGATTTGGAGCTCCTGTAATACCATTACTTCTTTCCTGCCATAAATATCAATTACCAAAATGTATACTCTGGAATGATTGTGGTGCTACTGGAGCTGTTATGAGTCTTAAAGGTGTTATTAGTGAACCGCATACACGGTATGCTAATGTAAGTGGTTCTAAATGGGCACTTATGACACATCCAGGAGAAAAGCCTAGAGCCCTTCTTATAATTAGTTATGCTGCCTATGATTATCCTCTTTCTATGAATACATCACGTTGGCGACCCTGGATTGAATGTGGTTGGGCCGTAGCTTTAGTATTTGTTCAAGGTGGGGGAGATGGTAATGAACTAAATGCAGAAGCTGGGCGTCGTGAAGGAAGATTAAAAACAATTATAGAAGTTGATGAAGCTATAAAGGCACTCCAGGGAATTACAATGTGTGGTCCACAACAGACATGTATTTACGGGCGTTCTGCAGGTGGTCTAATTCTAGGAGGACTGGCAAGCATGTATCCAAAAGGCGAGCGTTTCAAAGTGGTGTATGCAGAAGTACCCTATGTTGATATGTTAAAGAGCGCAGCAAATCCTCAGTTACCTTCAACACCGATTGAGTATAATGAAATTGGGGATCCTAGACGTGGTCCTTTAGAATTCTACACAGCCCTACAATTGTCACCGGTACATTCTATAAGTAGCGAAGGAGCGCCTGGGCTCTATGTTCTTTGTAGAGCGTCTAAAAATGATACAGAAATATATCCATATGAATCTCTAAAGTGGATACTAACATTACGTGGAAACAGAAAAGGCGTTGATGGAAAACTTCTTTCATTAGATGATGGGGGGCATTTTACTTCTTTAAAGAAAGCTCCTCAGCGGTATGCTGAAGATTTACTCATTATGGAAAAGTGGTGTTTTACCGCTGCTACTAAATAGATATGCAGACCCAACAAATTTCAGCAACACCTTTTGGAAGTTCAAATGTTACATCGGCCACTATAGATAATCTTACTATGAGAATTCGTATTCTTGAAGAGAAGATGAATAAATTAAACAATATTTCAAATCCACAAACTACTACTACTCAGATAAATACTGCTCCATTAATACCACCAAGTATTATTCCTCCGACTCTAAGTATCCCCGATTTAACCAGTATTTTTCCAAAAACAGGAGGTAGACGAAAAAAGACGGCGCGGAGAAAGAATAGGCGTACATAATAGATGGGATTTTTTGATGGATTATTTGGTACACCAACTACATCAACAATAGGTTTAAATAGTTCATCGGAAAATTCTAGAAACATGGGTTCGCGTACAAATGCAATGGCAAATTCTAGAAATGTGGGACCATCTATGAATGCAGTGGAATCATCAGCAAATGCAATGGCAAATTCTAGAAATACAAAGCCTCTGCCACGTATGAATGTATCAGAAAACACAAAGCCTCTACCCTCTACAAATGTATCAATGAATTCAGAGCAAAGAGTTTCAAGAAATAATGGCCCGACTATGAAGGCTTTAATTGGCGGTGCTCGTACCCGGCGCGTAAAATCAAATAAGAAGGGTCGTAAGTCGCGGTCAAAACGGGCTCGGCGTTAATTTACTTCCGGCAACTAAGTCTTAGCACAAAATTCTAGTTACACTCTTATTTTCTAACTATAAGGTATACAATGGCTCGCTATTCTCGTAAGGCTGGACGCAAGGGACGTAAGGGGCGCAAGGGCTCGCGCAAGGCGCGCAACTAAATTGCGCTAATATCTAGGAACGCTGATAAAAACAAATATATTTAGCGTTAAGTACTTAAATTAAGTACTTAGCGGTAAATAGATGAAACGGGCATACATTTATAGTGCTATAGCAATTTTTGTTATACTATTTGTACTTTCAAGAAATAACGTAGAAGGCTTTGAAAGTAAAGCATTTTGGCAAACTGATTGGTTTATTATGTCGATGTTCATATCACTTGTAATAGTAACTCCACTTTTATATTTAATTTATAAATATTTTGTACATGGCGTAGTTCAACAGTCAATTGTTGGCGCTACTACAGGAAATAGTTAACTAAAATAGGATGAAGAAGAATAAATACATATTCTATATACCATTACTTTTAATTGTATCTTTCTTCTTATGCAGGCATAAAAATCAAAGGGAGGGATTTGGTGAAATGAGTAAAGCACCTACTGCTATTAGTATAGCAAATACTTTCATATCATCAGGTAGAACTGATAGTGCAAAAACTATCGCAATTAATGCATTTAGTAATATGTTTGTAGTTTCAACAAATTCATTATCATCATCATTTGCAGCTTATTCTAAAGTGGGAGGACCATCTGTAGTAGCAACTTTAATTCCAACTATACTTTCTGATCCAACCCAAACTGCTGTTGGTATTGTATCTAAGATATGGGCATATCTTATTAATTATAATAATACAATAAACTCAAGTGATACATCTACAGAATGCTATATATGTGCAGTTAATATTGCCAATAATGAAGGAGCTGATGTTGCTAAAGCAGTTTTTGCTCTAGTAAATCCAGCTGTGCTTACTTCAATCGCAAATTACTATGCGAATCTATATAATGATTTTATTATAAAAAATGGAGCGACACCGGCACAAGTTACTACGGCTACCACCGCTTATAAAAATGCATTTATATCTTCTATTAAAAATGGTAATACAAGTGAAAATATTGTAAAAGAAGCATTAGCTGCTGGAAATGCTACTCTTCCTTCATCAGTAGTATCTTCAGTAAACGCTGAAATAGCTGCTAATACACCTAGCTGGTTTGATACAAAAACTGGACTTACAATTACACTTATAGTATCTGCAGTAGTTATGCTTCTTTTTTACATTTTTATACTACGTTAAATAAGAAGATGAGTTTTGTTCCAACAATTCTCATAGGGGTAGCAACTATATTTGTTATAATATATTTAATAAACCCTGCAAATTTTAATTTAGAGTATCCCCTCCAAATTTATGGAGTACGGCTACGCGTTTCACTAGAAGAAATTTACAATAAAATTATTCCAAGTAAAAAAATTAATTTAGTGGCAATTCTTGATGGCAAAAAAAACGTAATTTGGTCAGACACTACGCAGATACGTTTAACAAATAACTACTCCGATATAAGTGAATACATTCTTCTTTTGCGTGAACCAATGATAGTTTCACCAGATGAAGAAATACTTTACGAAAAACAAGTAGAGCAGCGATTTGAATATATTCTTCAACGTGATAACGTATTTATATCGTTTACAGATAATACTGGTACATCAATATCACTACTAGCTATAGTATCAGTTAAAACCATTTCAATTATTGCTATAGTATTTGTGCTGTTAGCTGTAATTCTGTATGGTTATTTTAAGTTAACGGGAAAACATTAACTTTGGCGCAACACGGTAGACATTAAAGTTAAGTACTTAATTTAAGTACTTAACGGTAGAGTGATGAAGGAGTTCTTCTTTATACTATTAGGTATACTTTTAGTTTTATTGATTTTACATTCACAGCAGTCAATTGAAAATTTTACGTCCACAGCACCGACAGTAAATGTTCCACAGGTATTACCACCCAAACAACTGGTAGCTGGTGATCCACAGCCTTTTACACCAAACTCGACGGCGCTTTTATCCCCTCCTCCCGGGCAAACTGCATCAGTAAACTCATATCCAGCAAAGGATCCTGCCCAACAAAAGGTTAAACTAAAGCGACTAAAGGAAGTACATGCTCAACTCAATGGATTTCTTAAAAATGAGGCAGATGCCCTTTCAGGTATAGGAGATCCGGCAGTAAAACTCCCACTCGAATCACTAAAGGCTGACCTCCGTACTATTGATGATGAGCGCAATGTACTTACTAAAAATCCAGGTATAGAAAGTACACTTACAGAAGATGATATTAACCAAATAGATTCAAACTTACGCTATTTACAAAAGAAATGGCGTTTATCTGCAAATAGCATGAGTGGTAATGTTGAAGGATTTCAAGGGTCTGCCTCATATTTTGGAAGAATAGCAACTCAACCAACTGGCTCAACGGGTTCAACTGGTGCAACAGGCTCAAGTGGTCCAAGTTTCTACGATTCTATATTTGCTGCAACTGCAGCAACTGGCGCAACTGGCTCAACTGGCTCAACTGGCTCAACTGGCCCAACTGGCCCGAATGATTCAACTGGTTTAATGAAAACGATGATTAGTGGAGTAAAACTTAATATGGATTACTCAACAGTTGGAGCAATAGGTACACAAACTTATACGAATTTTGTTTCAACATTTTTAAGTGATGTGTCTAAATCAATCTATATTCCATTAAGTCGCCTTCAAATTGAATCTGTTACTTCGGGCTCTGTTATTGTTGCCTTTTCAATCCTTCCAGGGACCCCAACATCAGAAGTTCTTGCCACAGCATTTATAAATTCACTAAATTCTCCTGGAAGTCTTTTATTTGCCGGCACAGTAACATCTACAATTAATTCTTCAGCAACACCTATTGTAACAACAGTAGCAATGTCACCAATATCTACAGGGCCATCAGGAACTGTGTATGTAACCCCTGCTACTGGTGGACAACCTGGTGTAACCGGTTCGACCGGTCCAACTGGTACAACTGCTTCTGGTAATGCAAGTTTATACGAATTACGCGACCTTGTTGTTCGTATAAGTGCAGAAGTTATACGTTTACAAGCAAGTGGAACAAGCGACCCAATAGTAACACAGCGCATAAAAGTTCTTAATGGCGTAGAAGCTGCAGTTATTGATATTATACGTTATGTCGAAACTGGACAAATAAAAGAAAGTGATATACCCATCCTAAAATCAGACTATTCTGCATTTCTCCCTGTTATGTCAAATATGAATACGCCTCTTCCAAATCTGATTTCAAACGCTGGCATTAGTTCAACATTAAATAGTCTATTTCCTCTTTACATGGGTGGAGATATATCGGGTGCTTCACTAGCAAAATCTCTTTTTGACAAATATGCAGGAGGACTTATGAAGAACTTATCATGGAGTTTAAATCTATCGCATAAAAGTGAGGCAGAGCTTAGAATTGCTGAAGAAATAGCAAGGGGATTATCAGGAGGTAGTGTAGATAATACTAATTCAATGGGACCCTATGCAGAAGCTCCACCAACAGCATACAGAGGTATGTTTGATTCAGTTATTAAAAACAAAATGAATCAATCAACTCATAAAGGAGCTACAGGCTCTACAGGCTCTTCAGGACCGATTCATCAAGCAAACATGGGTGGCCCAATTAAACTTGATTGGAAGAAACGGTCACAGCAAATTTGCGATATGATTGATAGACGCGGATTAAAATCATCAGACTTTGGATGTATGAAAAATACTGATTCGGTAAGTAGTAACTTTTCATTTAGAGGATATGCAAAGATGATATGCGCGCGCCTAGCTACAAACTACGATCCTGGTATTCCAGAGCTATGCGGATGTCCTCCACCCACATGGGCAGGATGGAGAAGCTAGATTTGAGATGGCTCCCTATAAAGTCCCAAATTCATAGCATCTTCTTTAGAAACTTCATAGTATTCACATGGATGAGTTTCATACCATTCATCATTTCGCTGGTAAAAGCCATCCCCTTTAAAGATAAACACTTCGAAATATGAATCACTAGATACTGGAGAACCCCATGAACATGAGTCTTTAAATTCAAAGGGGTGAAACTCTAGCTCATTTTTATCATTTGACCATGCTTTCATAAAGTTAATGGCCCATATGTAAGCTTCACGCCGATTTTGAAATCGTATGAAAAGCTCTGATGCCTGTGCCCGATGGATTGAAACGGATGTTAACTCCATGTATTGATACTTTATTATAAAATAAAAAAGTATCAATTTTATTTTTGTCTTATTTGTTAACCCTGAATAGCCTTCATTGTATTTAAATAAGATACTAAGAA